TCTAATTACATAGCATCCACAGTTCCTTTTGGCAATATTGCAGAGTTGTATAACCCAGAAATGTTGCAACAAGGTTTAACTCCGTGGGAAGGATTTATAGATTATTTAGATAAAGAAGCAGAATTAAGACCTTGGTTAGATGATGAAGAGATGGTTTTTTTACTTGCAGAAGCAACACTTGAAGGTAGAACTGTAACAGAAACTGAATGGAAAACTACTAATTGGTGGAGAACACATACACAAGATGAAAGAGATTGGTTGTTGTTATCACAGGGTAAACCTGTAAGTGAATTACCACAAGATGCAGTAAGTAAAATACAAGATGACAAAATACAAATACGTAACATTATGATTCAAGCAGGTATAAATAATCCACCACAAAATGTTATTGATTGGGTATCGGATAAATTTACTACAGGTCAATGGACATCTTTATATACACAAGACCAGATAGGTTTAATTGCAGACCCTTCAAAAGTTGGAAATATGAATGAAGATTTGTCTGACTTTTTATCTGGTGTAGAAGTTGATTCAACTGCTGCAGGTGAGGATAGAGTACAACAACTATATAACAGATACTTGGGTCCTGTGTTTGGTGATATAAATCAAACTCTTATAGCAGAAGAAGCAGGAAAATTAAGAAATGATGCTGATTATGAAAACGAATTAGTTAAAAAATTAACAGCACAAAAACAAAGTTTATTTCCTATGTATGAAGAAAATGTTACATATGAAGAATTTTCATCTCCTTGGCAAAACTTTACAACTAATCAGTGGGGACAACAAATAGATACAACAAGTGATTACTTTCAAGAGGTGTTAAAACTTAATGATTCTACAAAAGCCAGTAAATATTTGACACAAAAAGGTTTAGAGATAGGTATTGATAAAGTTGTTAATGAAACATTAGACGCTATGAAAGTCTTTGGTCAAGGAGTTAGAATAGAGTAATGGCAAATTTTAAAGAAGAAGTAAAAGTATTATATCCTTTTTTACCTGATGGACTTGTAGATTTATTTGTAGAAAAATATATAGACTTTGATAAAAATATAAATTTAGCTTTAAATGCAGTTAGAGCAGATGCAAACTATGATAATTACTTTCCAGGAAATAAAAGAGCTGATGGTTCTGTAAGATTATCAGAAGCAGAATATGGTTCTGTTGTAGATTCTTATAAAGATGACTTAAGAAAATTTGGAATAAATCCTGATTTGTTTGCAAATAATTTTCAACAACTTATAGAAGGTGATGTTTCACCAACAGAATTTCAATCAAGATTAAATACTGTTTACAGTGGTATTGAACAAAACATACCAGAAGTAAAAGAATATTATGCTACAAACTTTGGTATAGATTTGTCAGATGAATCTATATTCGTTGCAGCAATAGATACCAATCTTGGTGATGCAATATTATCAGGACAAATTAGACAAGCACAAATAGGTGGAGAAGCAGAGGCTAGAGGTTTTCAACTTAATCAAACACAAATAGAAAGATTACAGAGATTTGGTCTTACCCAAAGTCAAGCAAGAGAAACATTCCAAGCAGCACAAATACAAGTTCCTAGAATACAAGAACTACAACAAAGAGGTGGTGTAGATGTGCCAGAAGAAGATTTGTTTGATGTTGAAGAATTTGTAGAAGCAGGAGTATTTAGAACACCTGAACAATTAGAACAAGTAAGAATATTAGAAGCAGAAGAAGAAACAAGGTTTACACCACTTACAGGTCCTGCTAGACGTGGTGGTAGAGTAACAGGTCTTACACAACAATAAACTTGACATACTATATCTAGTGGTATAATAAAATTAACGCATAGCGGCAGTCTGCGTAAATAAATAGACTCTGCACCTCCAGTTTATATCTGGCGTGTAAACTGTGTAAACAATTCGCCTGTATCTGAATAGCCCAGAAGTGGCTGACAATTCTAGTTATTCTTTATTTTAATTTGTCGCCTATCGCATTATTTCCACAGGGTAATGCAGTTAGTAGAAACTGTGAGAAGGAAAAGAGATAAAATGGAAAACGAAGTAGAAAATACAGTAGAAGAAACACAAGAGGACAACACTGCCATCAAGCAGATGCGTGAGCGTATCAAAGAGCTTGAAGGTGTAGAAAAGGAATATAAATCTGTAAAGATGAATAATCTTATTCAAGATGCAGGTTTTGACCCAGCTTCTGGACAGGGCAAAGCGTTGAAAGACTTGTATAAAGGTGAGTTAGAAGTTGATGCTGTGAAAAAGTTTGCTGAAGAAAACTATGGATGGAGCTCGGAAACTCCTACCGAAGTTACACAAGAACAAGCACAGAAGTCAAGAGTGGTAACAAGCCAAGAAAGTTTAGACACTGTAATTGAAGCGTCTGTTCCTGTAGAGCCTGTAGGCATAGATGACCAAATTGCACAAGCTCAACAAGATGGTGATTGGCAAACAAGTTCAAATCTCAAAGCCGACAAATTAAGAGCATTAACCCAAAAATAGTAAAGGAGATTTAAAATGGGTGCAGTATCAGGATTAGGAGATTCTTACGATTTACCTAATTTCGTGGGTGAGTTATTTAACATAACACCTAGTGATACACCATTCCTTTCTGCTATTGGTGGAATGACAGGAGGTAAATCAGTTACCTCTAAACAGTTCACCTGGCAAACAGTTGATAACGCAACAGCAGCTCAAACAGTAGTTGTTGAAGGTGCAGATGCAACTTTCGCAGAAAGAACCAGAAGTCAAGTAGTAAATGTTACTCAGATTATGCAATATGGTGTTCACG